AACAGTTGATGAAGGTGGAGAGACTGCATTCACTTGGCATCTTGAAGGTGTTGAGTGTAAACCTAAAAAGGGTCGATTATTAATATTTCCAACCTGGTTTGGATTTCCACATGAAGCAAAAGTACCGATCAGCAACTCAAAGTACTTAATTAAAACCTTTTTGCACTATCCAGGCCAATTAGAGGCTTGTAGTGACGCCAACTAAATTAATACAATATCAATACACTTGTGACGAATGCAGAGAGGAGTGGTTTTTGGATCAATCGATCCCAGAACCATTCTGTCCTTTCTGCGGCTATCATCACAAGATTGATATTGATGATGAAGAAATCAAACGAGATCCGAACACAATTGTAAAGTCTGAAAAGCATAAACGCGAAGAAGATTTACGAACTAAACACTTATGTCCTAATGGCGGTTGGTGGAATCCAGTTACCAAAAAATGTATGGGATCAGGAGTTGGTTTTATGGATATCGTTGACAATTAACACAAATTATAGTATAATACCCCTATGAAATTTTACACAAACATACAAACATTAGGTAATAAAGTTCTTCATCGTGGCGTTGATACAGAGAAAGGAGATTATATTCGTCGAGATGAGTTTCGTCCAACCATGTTCGTTAATAGAGGTAAGGGCGAAACTAAATACAAATCTCTTGCAGGAGATCCTGTATATAAAATCAAACCAGGAGACATTTACGAAACACGTGATTTCATCAAACAATATGATGGTGTTGGTGGGTTTGAGGTTCATGGTAATGATAATTTTGCTCTTCAATATACTTGTGTTCAGTGGCCTGAACAAGTTGAGTATGATGTATCTAAAGTAAGGGTGTGGAACATTGATATTGAGGTTGAATCAGATAATGGTTTTCCTCACGCCGATAAAGCTGAATCAATGATTAACGCAATTACTGTCTATGATAATATTGACGACACGTATTATACTTGGGCGTTAAATGATTGGGAACAATCTCGTGATGATATCATAGTACAGTATTTTCAGCTTGAAACTGAAACTCAGCTACTGTCTCACTTTTTAGAATTTTGGCAACGTAACACACCGCACGTTCTAACTGGGTGGAATATTGAATTCTTCGACGTACCATATATTATGAATCGGTACGCGCGTCTATTTGGTGCGAAAGAGGCGAAGAAGTTCTCTCCATTTGGGTATGTAAAAGAACAAAAGAAGAGGGTACGGTTTGGTAAAGAGGTTGTTAAGTACAACATCTATGGTGTTGAGGTTCTTGACTACCTTCAACTTTATCAGAAGTTCACTTATTCTAAACAAGAGTCATATAAGTTGGATCATATTGCTCATGTTGAATTAGGAGAGCGTAAGATTTCATATGAAGAGGCGGGTTCTCTTTTAGTACTTGCAAGAACAAATCATCAGAAGTTTATTGACTATAACATCAAAGACGTAGAGCTTGTTAAGCGATTAGATGATAAAATGAAACTGCTCGATCTTGCAATGACAATGGCATATGATGCAAAGATTAACTTTGAGGATGTGTTCGGTACAGTGAAGATGTGGGATTCTATCATTTATGATTATCTTCGCAAGAAAGGAGTTGTCGCTCCGCCTAAAGAGTTTAGCGATAAAGATGAAAAGTATGGCGGTGCTTATGTAAAAGATCCAATTACTGGATTTCATGATTGGATTGTTTCATTTGATTTGAATTCACTATATCCTCATCTGATTATGCAATATAACATTTCACCAGACACTCTTGTAGGACATATGGACGGAGTATCTGTCGATAAGCTATTAAATCGAGAAGTAGACACATCGAAGCTGCAGCAGGAAAATGTAACCGTAGCACCTAATGGTTCAGTGTATACTCGCGAGAAGAGAGGTTTCTTGCCTGAGTTAATGGAGAAGATTTATAAAGAGCGTAAAGTATTCAAAAGGAAGATGCTTGATGCTCAACAAGCAAAAGAGAATGGCGAAGACACTACCAACGATATTGCAAAGTATAATAACATTCAAATGGCTAAGAAGATTCAGCTAAACTCTGCTTATGGTGCGCTAGGGAACGCTTATTTTCGTTACTATGATATTCGAAACGCCACAGCAATTACTTCTGGTGGTCAGTTATCTATTCGTTGGATTGAAAAGAAGTTGAATGGGTTCTTGAATAAAATACGTAAGACAGAAGGATATGATTATGTGGTAGCGATTGATACTGATTCTGTTTATCTGAGATTGAATAGAATTGTAGATGATGTGTATGAAGCTAAATCACCTACTACACAGGAGATTGTACACTTTCTGGATAAGGTTTGTAAAAATACTATTGAACCTTTTATTGATGATTCGTACGATGAATTAGCAAAGTATGTTAATGCATATGATCAGAAGATGCAGATGGGACGTGAGGCAATTGCAGAAAGAGGTATTTGGACAGCAAAGAAACGCTATGCATTGAATGTGTGGAATAATGAAGGAGTGCAGTACGCTAAGCCTAAGATGAAGGTAATGGGTCTTGAAATTGTTAAGTCTTCAACTCCACAAAACGTTCGTGATAAATTGAAAGAAGCTGTTGCTGTAATGCTATCATCTGATGAAGCAGAACTACAGAAGTTAGTTGCTGATTATCGTAAAGAGTTTAATGCTCTGCCGCCAGAGGATATTGCGTTTCCAAGAGGAGTAACAGATTATAAGAAGTATATTGGTCAGGTGAAGAAGGTTCCTATCCATGTGAAGTCATCACAGCTTTATAATAAATTATTGAAGCAACATGGGCTAACAACAAGCGAGCCGATTGATGATGGAGCAAAGGTCAAGTTCATTTATTTGAAAACACCAAATCCTCATCAAACAAATGCAATTGCAATGATTAATGGATTTCCTCCTGAGTTTGATATTGAAAAGTGGATTGATTTTGATACGCAGTTTGAGAAATCATTCTTGAAACCATTACAGGGATTATTAACTCCCGTTGGTTGGAATTATGAGAAGAAATCAACGCTTGAAGACTTCTTTGCATAAATATAGTACAAGGAGTAGAGCATGGCCAACATTAATGTAGAAGATGTAGCAAAAGAAAGTACTGGAAAGGATTTTGATGAGTTTGTAAACAAATTCCAAGATAATATCAAAAACCTTGCTGCAAGAAACAAATATGATAGTATCATATCTGATAAGGATTATCAGTTAGATGCAGACGGCTTCATTATTGGCGATGTGTGGAGTGAATCAATTGCTGCTGAAATTATGACTTTGAATGGATTTGTTCCTACTGTAGAGCGTATTCAGATGCTTATTACAGCAAGAGAGTTGTATCAAGATTCTACAGTACCATCTGACTATAAAGCAACTGCTACAGCACTTGCAATCACACCAGCAGATTTTTTGAAATTATTCCCTAAATTCCCCATCGTTTATTTCACGCGTTGGGGTAATTTAAGAAAGCCGCGCAACCTAGAAGAGCTACTAGCTAATCCAATTAGAACGCGCAGATAGCCGTTGACTTATACCTCATTCTGGGGTATAATACCTGCATTAGATCACAATATATTATGGAGAAGTAAATGAGCGCACTACTCGATCGCCTCAAGAAAGCAGGCACAATTAAATCTACAGAACTATCAAAATCATCATTATTCACTAGTAAGGATGTAATTCCAACATCTGTTCCTATGGTCAATGTTGCGTTATCTGGTAAGTTGGATGGCGGTATCACGTCAGGTCTAACTGTATTAGCTGGTCCATCTAAACACTTCAAGACGGCTTTCGGTCTATTGATGATGAAGGCATATTTGGATAAGTATCCTGATGCTGTTGCTCTATTCTATGATTCTGAGTTTGGTACTCCACAAGCATATTTTGAGTCTCTTAATATTGATACCAGCCGTGTTCTTCATACACCTATTAAAAATGTTGAGGAACTGAAGTTTGATATTGTTAATCAGCTTGAAGCAATGGACGAAAAAGATGATGTATATATCATGATTGACTCTATTGGTAACCTTGCCTCTAAGAAAGAGATGGAAGATGCAATGAATGAGAAGTCAGTTGCTGATATGACAAGAGCAAAACAGTTGAAGTCTCTATTCCGTATGGTTACTCCATATCTAACTTTAAAAGATATTCCACTAATTGCGATTAATCATACATATGAAACACAAGAAATGTTTAGTAAGCAAGTTGTTTCTGGTGGTACTGGAGTTATGTATTCCGCCGATAATGTATGGATTATCGGACGTAGGCAAAACAAGAAAGGGACTGAAATTGAGGGATATGACTTTATCATCAATGTTGAAAAATCCCGATTTGTGAAAGAGAAGTCTAAAGTGCCAATTTCAGTGACTTGGGAAGG